GTACAGACCGACGTGACCTAGGCGTAAAGGATTACTCCTCTACGATCCAACCACGTGACAAGCCGACACGACGTGATAACGTGTCTTGAGGAACCGACTGACTGTGACCCTTTTCAAGGGCACAGAGGCCAGCTAAAAGACGGTAACTACCGTCCCGCCGTGGTTTACCACGAGCAGCTAGCTTGTAACATCGTTTAACCGCTCGCTGAGAACCGTTAGGATCTTTCACAAGATCCCGACGGGACAACGAACGATCATACGTGAACTCCGCTATGGCAGAATGGTTCTCGGATCCCGTAAATGGGACGAAAACCCTCAAACCCTTCGCGGAATTGCGTACCGATGAGAACAATCGACTAGCAGCCGTTTCGTAACCCGCTATGCGAAGTCGCATAGCTAAGTTACAATAAGCTGCTAGGTCCTCTGGAGATGATGAACTGGGTCGCTTAGTCCAACGCAACGGAGTGACGAGGACGCCATTAAAGGCGTCCACGCCGCAGGATTCTCTGAATCCCCCGCGATAGAAACTTTTATTTCTATTGACGAGGAGCCCAAAGCTCTCGAGGCTATTGATAATAGCCTCCGCAGCGCTAGTTGGCACGATTAGATCATCACCAAACACATAAACGTCGCCCGGATTGTGATACCCGAGGACATCTAAGGTTGATACACATATAGCCCAGAAGACGATGCTTTGTATAGGAAACGTTGTTGCGTTCCCCATAGGTGCATAACAATGTATATTGTCATCGTAGGACCCTTTCTTTAGAAGGGGTACGAACAGCTTCTGAGCACGACAACACCCGAAGTACTTATAGCTCGACCCTAAAAGGTCTTGCGCCAGTACATCGGAAACGCGGTCAGACGCCTCTTTCATGTCGAGCGTCGCATAGCGACGATCGGCAGAGGAAGAAAACGCCAATTGACCGTTGATTGTCTGATCATCGAAGTTTATATGCCCGCTAGGGCACACTCTTCGACCCCGACGCGGCACAACAATTTGTGACCGCAACGCTGCCTCAAGACCCTTCTGAATCCATATGGACTCCGAAGGGTGAACGCATATTAAGCGAGGCCCACGACTGTCCTTGCGGACAGGAATGAGTTTTGCTGTTATATGTTCCGCTTCGACCGTGTCTGCTTGCTCGGAATACTGTTCCCTATTGAAATAGAGATACAGGAAGTCCGAGTATGGGTAGATATAGTCGATCGACGAAAACCAAGACGACCATGCACCTTTAACGATGCGCGGATAAACCGATCCGGGGCCGTGAGAAGGGATAATATCCTTCCAACGAGCCCCGTAAAGGACGTTTTGGACGTACGAGCGAGCGTGTTTAAGCAAGATAGGAGAGCTTCTCGCGAAGCTTTCACTAAATGCGCGGGTTTGTTCATTGACCTGGAAAAAGTTTTCCAAAGTCTTATGAAGTTTGAGTTGATCATATGCGATATCGGCTTTATAGGCAAACAGAAGAAGCTGCCTCAGGAGGAGTAGCTGGATCGGGTCCGTGAGGGCCCTACTAGCAAAATCCCTAAGACAGGCTGGAAACTCATCAAAGACCGGTTTTCCGTTCTCGATGAATCCCAGTAACATCTTCTCTAGCTGAGGAGCCGTTTGAACGGCCCACTCAATGCTCTCGATACAAGACCCCTTATAGGGGAGACTCGTAGCTCCAGCAATGTCAGCTAGCAGGCTGGTGTATGTCTCTGACAACACGCTACCACTCATATATGAGTTGCCGGTTCGCCGGCGTAGTAACGTTTAACCTCGATTCGGAGCGGAACCCGGTAGCCCAGCATAAAATGCATGGACCGTGTTCCGTTTTTCCGATACTTGGTTATATGTCCATACCTCCGTACAAGGCCATTCAAATAGCCGTATAGTGCGGAGCCGAGGTCTGAGGATAACTCCTCAGCCCTACGATCGATGAGCCACCGGGGTATACCCTCGGTTTCACATTCGAGCACCTCGTTTAGCATCCAATAAAGGACGTCTTGCGAGATATGGGACACGAAGAATACCTCACGGTATTCGCGTGGTCCAATGTACATACTAATCATTTGTGTTTTCATGTTATGTAATCAATTACTAACGTGAACGAAACGATTTAACGTTTACGCCTGTAGGCGGACCGGTAGAATGCCGATCCTGAAAACCTACAATATAATCACCAGCAGAACCCTTACACCGGAAAGCCGGTTCAGAGTTCCCCGTTGGTGAGAGCTTCAAGCCGGATATGTCCGGCCGTAGTCATGGCAACAATCGCCCTAATTGTGGCGAGTTGTGATGTCATCGCAGTCTGTGAAGACGTCGATGGCACAGATAGATTCACCGAGGCAGTCGATTTAACGATTACCCCGTTTGGATCCATCTCATAGTAATCAACACTGAGAATGTGTTTCGTGCCAGCAACTTTGCTGACAGGATCCACATAATCAACATGTTGTATACGTAGCACATCCGGGACGCCAGCGCCCCGGGCCGAAGCGCGTCGCACAGACGTATTAGCAGTGATATTATCACCGGCTTTTACGAAGGCGATGCTATTGAACGTTTCATCAGCATTCATGGTAGCTATAGCTATTACTGACTAACTAGGTTCGCCCTCCTGAGGAGGGACCAATCGTACTATTAGCGAAACTTTCTCAATCTCAGTAGAAACTGAGTGATGAGTGACGCAGAGAGCAGCAACTGGTTTTTTCCAAACCGGATGTTAGACCGGAATTGAATTCTTGGTTTAACAATAGACCTCATGTAGTACTTCCACTGGAACTCGGCGGCTGGCCAGCTTATGATACTCGAATAATCGGTTTCCCGATTAGTCGCGTCCATATACGCTGTCGCATGCCACCTTACGGACCGCGTGAACCCGATTATCTTGAAAGGGTTAACCCCGAACAATGTATCGAATCCACGCAGTACCGAACGCAAATCGACGAACCAATCTACAACGAAGCTGTAGGGAACTAGTTCCCACGCGAACGCTGTAGGTCCAGACGGACCAAACCGATTGACAAGATCATTAAGAGGACCCAAGAGGGACCTCGGACCTTGTAGGTTAGGCTTAAGTGTAAGGACATAGACACACTCACCGACGAATTGTCCAAGGGAGGGTTTACTCTCCCATAGGTACTTTCCGTTGACAGGCGTGAATAGTCCCTGCACAGTATCATTGAACAATCCCGTAACGGGAAACTTCTTTGATAGCCTAATAGGTTTATTCTTCTGGTACTTCGATAACTTAGCATTGGAGTTTTTTACAAATCTCCAAGTCTTCTCGATGTCACTAAGTAAGGGAGCAATCCCAAACTTATAGGCCAAGTGCGCATTTGCGACCTTGGACGCTAGACCCTTGAGGACGATACCTTCAGGAGCTCGGTTGAGACGTTTTAAGTCCTTCGCGAAATCTCCGGTAAGAGGCAGGCCTTTATGGCCTTTAGCCTTGATCAAAGCCCGCTGGAACTTCTTCCAACTCTTTTGAGAAGGAAGAGCTAAAGAGCGCAAGCCCTTTAGTCCAAGTGGGAGCTGATGCAGTTCCGCTAAGTTAAGCGCATGGTCAGCTATCTGACCAGACGCTCTGTCAAGCAGATCTTGTAGAAGAGAAATCTCATCTACTTGAGGTACTTGAACAGACAGCCGAGACGGCGTCGCCTCACGCACAATGTCCCAGGGAACAGTCCCCAAGACTTGTCGGGAGGCTTCGTACCACCAGCCAGCACGACCATGATAGGTCGCACGGCCAGAATGGCCGGCATTTGACGCTTCGACATAGTCAGCTTGATTTGCAGATAAAATCCGCATCTCTTGACGCCTATGTTCGCACGGGTTAGGCTTAATACGATCACCAGTGTCCACATCGGTCATCAATTCATCTATAGTAGATATATTGATTTCCTGTGCAGGCATGTTGCGCGTAAACGGCACACCCGGACTGTCTTCCTCTTCAAACGACACGACTTGTGCCGGAAGAGAAACTGTCTCGTTAATAACTGTACGAATGCGAGTTCTCATATAAGAAGCCCCATGGG